GCCTAGCGATAGTAATAGTATTAAGATTAGTATTAATATCACTAGAAGTAAATGTTCTAGGATTAATTACCAATCTCCTATTATAATCATTATAAGCTACCTTTACTGTGGTAGTTATTCCTGGAATGACTTTTAATTCTATATTATCTTCAACACTTAAACCATGAGTAGAGGAAGTAGAAACTGTAGCTGTTGATTTAGTTACTAAACCAGTTATTTTATTAGTATAATTAGTCTTAAGACTATGATATACTCCAGTACCTATACCGATAAAATATAATGTAGAAGCAGTAGTAGTGCTATCAATACCCACAAAAGATCCTGTAGATCCCAATCCCACTCTTGAAGTGGCAATACCAATTAAATTATTTGATATCCTTGCAGCATATACTGTTTGCTGATCTGTAAGAGCAAATCCATCAATTCCATTAGTTGATACTGATAAAGCTGTTCCTGCATTTACATTGTAAGTTAAGGTATCTCCAGTTAACAATCCATGATCTTTAAAATACAGTGATTTGGTGGGAACAAATATTTCACTTATTCCTGTTCCTGGATTAGAGAAAACTAAAGTAGATCCAATACCTACACCAGAAAGAGTTCCTAGTCCTACTGATTCTGTTGGATTAAAATATAATTCTCTATCAATTCTTATGTCTGTACCACCTTTACTAGTAACTGGATCAAAGAAAGTAAAAGTCTTAGGTTTTTGAGAAACAAGACTATTATGAGTATGAGCTGCTCCTATAGTAGAATTAAAATCTCTTATAACTCTAACTCTAGAATTATCATTATCAACATTCAATACTTTTACACACTCAGTTCCTATACCTAAAAGATCATTTTCTTTAACATAAGGAGATCTCACATACCCATCCAAATTAAAATAAGTTACAATGCCAGTATTAAGGGTAGTTTCTACCGCTCCAAATAATTTAAAAGTACCAGTAGATACCCCAATTCTCACGTTAGCATTATTTCTTATTCCTGAAGTAGATAATCCAGAAATATGTACTGATTCATTATGAGTTAAATTATGAGGTGAAGTAGTATGACCTACTATCTGTCCAGAAAAATCTCCTAAACTAAATTCTGTATTTCGGTGTTCAGTATAAGCAATACTGACGTTAGTGATAGTTTTTCCTTCAATATTAGATACTACAGATCTAGCTCCATAACCACTAGATCCAGCATCTTCAAAAACTACTTCATCCCCTACTTTATATCCATCCCCTCCAGTATTAATTCCTACACTCTGCAAATTACCAGAAGTGGTAGATTTAACATAAGTTCTTTGTTGCTGAATATTATTTGGATCTACCAAATAATCATATTCAGTGTCTGTGAAAAGAAAATTATAAGGACCAGTATTTCTAATTAAATTGGTTTTATTAAGATCTATGTCATCCTGATTAGATTTACTTTCAAAATTATATTCAATAGGCTGATGCTTAAATGAATTACCTATAAAATATGGAAATTGAGGTTTTCTATAATTTTTAAATGATCCTTCAGAATCCCTAGCTGTTGGATTAATAAGACCAAAATATGCATAAACTCCATTAGGGAATTCTGGTGTTTTGCAAAATCTTCCATTATGCTGATCTAAATCTTTATCATCACTATAAACATAATCTTCAACAAAAAATCCTTCAGCATATACCATATCCCCATTAGAAGTAAGAGGATTTGGTCTAATACTTGATATAGTTGGCGAATATCCAGATTCTAAAATTTTAATAGGACCACCTGAAGCACTAGTATATCCATATGGTCCATAAATTGGACAACCATCATAAGACCATCCAATAATTGGAGAATGATTTATAGAATCTTCTTCAATGTCATTTTCAAGAGACAAATCAGGAACAAAAACTTCTCTATCAGCAACAGTTTTTTTAACATAAGTTGTTTGTCTTAATTTTCTAGGAACATATAAATGAGAATACTGAAGACCATATTCTGGTTTTAAACCAACACTAATAATTCCATCATCAGTTGTAATTTGATCATTTTGCACCAATCTTTCAACTGAGTTAATAGTCCAAGTTTTTGGATTAGAATAAAAATCAGCTCCAGTACCATTAGGGGTTACTGTTATTGAAACATTAGATGAAGTATATCCTATTCCACTACTAATAACTTTAACAGAATCTACAGTTCCATTTTTTAAAATAGGAATAATTTTAGATCCATTTCCAGTTCCTTTAACTTCTAATGTTGGAGGAGAATTATACTCTTCTCCTTTATTCAATACTATGACTTCAGATAATTTTCCACCAGCATCTATGATAGGTATTAATTGAGCATTCTTACCATTTTTTAAACTAATTGTAGGTTGTCTATTGTAATTAATAATATCAGAAGATCCATAACCAACTCCACCATCAACAATATAAACAGATTTAATACTTCCCCTTACTATAGGTCTCAATTCAGCATTAAAATTCTGTCCAGAAAAAGTAGAAACACCAATATTTCCAACCAATGTTACTGTAACTGGTGGATAATTAAATAAATGCTGTCCAGATCCACCAGAAGTTAAATTAATATATTCCTTATTTTTTGCATAAAAATTAGCAGCAGTAGATCCTACTCCTACTTGAGATAATCTAAATGATCCTCCATCTACAACAGTTATATAATAATTTGTTAAAGTTGAAAGACCAGATATAGTATCAGTAGATTTGCTATCATATCTTATCAATTCACCAGTTTTATATCCATGAGAAGGTATACTGATAGTATTATTAGAAGTATTAATTCCAGCAGAAGTAACAGATGTTAATTTATTAGTATAACCAGAACCAGAACTTCCAATACTAATCGAACTAAGTATTCTCTTTCTATTTGCACATTTTAATTCATGAATACCTGCACCATAAGTAGGTCCCAATCCTACAGTATTAAGTCCAGCAATAGCATCTTGATAATTAACATGTAATGCAACAGTAGATGCATCTATAAGAGAGCAATAATATGCTGCATTAGTAGTTAATCCTGCAATTGCTGTTTGAGTGTCTGTAAGATAGGTTATAAGTTCTCCTTCTCTAAATTTATGATAAGTAGTAAATCCAATAGTATTATTGGTAGTAGAAATATATCCTCCAAGTTCAGTAGAATCAAAAGTTAAAGAATGTTCCTTCATTACCAAATTAGGAATGGCAATGCATCCAGATCCATTTCCTCCACTTATTTTTAAAGTAGGTTTAGTAATATAATCAAATCCACCATCAACAACATCAATTTTTTCTACAGATCCTTGAACTTCACAAAAAGCAGAAACTCCAACACCTGTACTATCTGTAATGGATAAAATGGGAGGATTTATTACGTCATAATCATCTCCACCACTTGTAACTGAAATTTCTTCAATAGGTCCATAATGAATAGCATCATTTGACTTATAATTAAGTATTTCAACTCCATTTACCAAAATACCAGTTTTGCCTCTAGGAGTTGGTAAATTAGTAAGAGTTGAAATAGGATCTTGAATCTTTCTTATTAATTTTTGAGATTTAATAGTTTTTTCATCAAAATCTGATAAATTAAATCTATTATTATCTACAGTTCCAGAAAAAGAAACATATAACTCATTAGCAATATTAGAAGTACTTCTACAAATTTTAAAAGTATTAATATCTACTTTTTTAACAAAATATTCTCCAGCAGTAATATCTAATTTATTATCATCATCGCCAGGAACATAAATTATTCTTTCTCCAGTTAATAAACCATGATTAAGAATTTGAAAATCTGTACTTTCCTCAAATGTACCACTAAAGGAAAGAGAAGTATCACGAATATCTAAAGCATCATTAAAGTAAGTTGGAATAGAAGAAGACGTAATATATGTACAGTCATCATTATCTAAATAAGAATTTTGAACATTCGTAGTAAATATATTAGATTGTCCATAATTACTCAAATTAGCTTTAGATAATAATCTTTGAATTCTATAATTTACATTTTCATCCAGTTCACCAGATCCCTTAATTAAAATTTCTTTAGAACTTATTAAAGAAATAATAGAACATGATGTATCATTAATAAGAGCATCATCTCCAGCAACAAAACTATGATTATTAAAAAGATTTAATTTATAAGTAAAGTTTGATCTATCTACAAGTTCGATAGATACTACATTATAAGTTGTAGAAATATTAGTAAGTAAATTATCAGTTACCTTACTCTTAGAAACAGATCCTAAACCTTTAGGTTCAATAATATTTCCTACTTCATTATAATAAGTACCATCAAATTCTAAATTTAAATCAGATAATACTCCAGTAACTTTAACCTTTACTACATTAGCAGTTCCTACTCCAGAATATCCATAAGCAAAAGCATCTAATCTTAAATCTTGAGTAGATGAAAGATCATTATCTACCCCCTTACAATCAAAAAATTGAGTTAAAGATTTAGAAGAGTAATTTATAGTATTAAATGTTCCATCCGCAAAATTAGCAATTAAAGTTCCTGTAGTTCCAAATCCTACAGTAGAATCTACAGATAGTGTAGTAGCTCCTATAGAAACTGGATCTACTAATTTAGTATTAGGATGAATACTAAAATTCTCAGTAATTTCATCTAATTGATGATCATAATCTAAACTTAGTTTATAATATGTTTTTTCCCCTCTTACTATCTTTTCTACATCACTAATAGAACCAGTTGCTTTAGGAAACCCATAAACAACATCTTGAAATAAAGTTCTATTAATAAGATCTTGTGGATCTCCATCAATAGCTTCAACTACTAATTGTTCAGAAACTTTATAATCTGCATCTGAAGGTATGAAAAGATAATCTCTAGGTTTAACTACTTCTACATCTTCTCCATATAATGCTCTGAATAAAATCTCAAACGATTGATTAGTTCCTTTAGAAGAATAAAAATCTTTTGATTGTTTTAAGAATAATCTTTTATTAACATCAGAATCTAAAGTTCTTTCTTCAAATCCAGGAGAAAATTGAGTTTTTACTTTTTTAAAGAATTGCTTTAAAAATCTAATACTTAAATTATTAACCGCAGATCCTGAAGAATGAGTAGTAATTCCAGACTGAGAAAATACTAATTCATCTTTTTTAGCAAGACTTTGATATGTAGTAATTCCACTAAATCCTCTAGAACATCCAGTAAAAGAATTAGTAGTAATTCCAGTATAAGTAATAATTTCAGAATCTATTTCAATCAACCCATAAGAATCAGGAAATCCTGTAGTAGAATCTACCGATATAGTATTATCAGCAATTCCTACATTAGATGATAAAGATGTCTCTTCTACAAGATCTGTTAATTCATCAACTTTAATATATTTGTCAATATTTTGTAAAATATCTAATGTAGAACCTTGACCCTCTAAAGAAGTATAATATTGTGCTAAAAAATCACCAACAAGAGGGAAATCCGCCCTTATAAAATCTGGTAGTTGATTTTTAACAACTGAGCTAATTTTGACTCTTTTATTTTCTGGCATTTTATAATGAGTGTTAATTTCCTGCTAATAAAGGGTAGTTAGTATGAAGGAGCCATAGGACGGTCATTATTCCCTACTACATATGTATCTGAGGAAGTAAGGGTAGTATTTTGAGACTCTTCTGAAGTTAATCTTGCAATATCACCATATATGTAACTAGAACTAGATGTATAATTAGTTCCTGATGTATTTTCACCAGAAGCAATATTATCACTTATCATATCAATGGTAGTATTGCTAACATCTAGTTGTAAATACAAATCTTGCAATCCAATTACATCATTAGATTTTGGACAGGCACAAATTTCTATTATTGGAATATTTTGAACTTTTTTAGATGTTCCAGAAATATTAATAGGTTTAATTAATATTTCTCCCTTTTGATAATCAACAGTTCCTATATTATTAGAAATAATTATAGGATCTTGTCTTGCTTGCAATTTAAATAATATTAATTTTCCATATCTAGAATTTTTATTATTATCATTAGGAATATCTGTCAAATAAAGAGTTTCTGCTACACCAAATATATTAAATCCTGATGATTTAATATTATAACCATTATTATTTTTTACATGGAAAGAATTACCATAACAAAGTTCATATTCTGCATTTTGATTTAAAAGTGGCTTTAAATCCCTTCTTATTTCTATATTTGTAATATTTGAAGTTATTGCATCATTACTATTATCAATTACTGCTTGAAATTTACTATATTTAAATCTAGCTCCATATTTATTCATTTCTGAGGAATCAGAATATGAATTTATGTTATGCGAAATTACTGTTTTAACAGATTGGGCATCTGCAGCTAAATTTGGGTTATAATAGGCATTAATATGAGCTTCAACATACAAATACTTAAGATCTTGTATTTGAGTAACAATTCCAGCAACAGAATATTTCTTTAAAATATTATTTAAGTTATTTTTAATAGAATCTGGTACATAAGGACCATAAAATGGTTTAATTGTAATAAAAACCTTACCGTATTGAGGAGGATTCAATTCTTCCCCTCCAAAAGCAGATACTGACTCAGTTTCTGGGTAAATTTTAGGAATTAATGCTTCATAATCACCTGCAGTAACTGCTCTATTGTATGCTGAGTAAATTTTTGGTGAATAACGCTTAATTGACTCAACAGATTCAATTTCTTTACCTCCTACAGACTCACTTATAGTAGAAAGTAGTGATAATCCTGTACTTACAAGGTTATTATTGTTATCTACAATTCTTCCACTAAAATTAAAGGAAGAAATGCCATTTGCTACTTCACCTTTAGTGGTAATATAAGAAACTTCAATATAATTGAGCGCACTTAACTTTTCTCCAAAGACTCCATCACCAAAAATGATCTCATATCTCTGATCTTCCACTTCTTGAAGGAAATATACCCTAGAAGAGGAGGTAACTTCTAATAAAGTGTCAGAAAATACGTATTTTTTAGAAGAAGTACTAGATTCAGTGCCTCTAATTGAAACTTCTAAGGTTGATGTATCAATATTTTCATTATCTAGGGTATATCTTGATGGCGGAGCAGGTATTTCTGCAGAAACTGTGAAATTTGAGGTTAAAAATGTCCCTTCATAAATTGTTACATTGTTAAAAGTTGCAATTCCATCAACTACAGGCACTGTTATGTCACTTGGAATGCAAAAAGAGTAACTTTCTGACCCAAATACTGAAGCAGAAGTGCTTACTAGACCCTTTCTAAGGGTTAGAGTGACAGGTTTAGTGGTAAATCCAGTTGTATCTACAAAAAATGAAATTATTGCCTTTGCAGCAGTTCTAGATCTAGGTGTATACCCAATATTTCTTGCTAATGCAACTACATTTTCTCTTAAAGTAGCACTATCTATAAAAACCTCATTGCTAATCATGTTAGCATTGTATGAGGAGATGTAAGTATTGTATGCTAAGACATCAATTATGTTAGAAAGATTAGATCCTTCAAAATCA